ATTACAGCAATTTTCCAATATTAAGTTAGGAGACGATAGCTCTATTTTTTTTGATTTGTTATCGTCTTTTGAAAAATTGATTGTAAGTCTATTAGATTCTAGTGAAATTGGTAAATATATTAAAGAAGTGTTTTATGAAATATTAAAATTGTTAAGGATTTCACCTTCCCATGTTCTTTTTCAAAATATAGATTCTATAGTTAAAGAGAAAAATATTTCTAAATTTGTTATGAATTGCGCAAACAGAATTTATATTGCTAAGTTATTGGAACAGTATAAGAATGATAAAAATTTGGTAGATTGGAGTAGAAGGTCTAAATATATATCGGATACATTACAAACTTTTGTCCGAATAGGTAAAATTTCAGCGAATTATGAAACCCAAGGGAGAGAGGAACCAAACGCTTTTGTTTTCGAGGGTCCGCCAGGTGTTAGAAAGTCCGTAGTTGCAAATATGGTAACAGCAGCGTTAAATTTACCTATATATAGTCATATTGTAAAAAGTACTATGGACGGTAAAGATTGGTATGATAGTTATAATAATGAGGATATCTTTTTTATGGATGACGTTGGACAACAAGGAATTAGTCAATGGCGTACTTTAATAAATATGGTCTCCGCAGTAAAAATGCCTTTGGATTGTGCCGATGCTTCCCTTAAGGATACCAAATTTTTCAATAGCAGTATTATAATAGCAACTACAAATAGTTTTAAACATTTGGGTGGATTATGTAGAAATGATTGTATATCAGATATAACTGCTCTTTGGAGGCGAGCTTTTGTATTCGATTTTAATGAAATTGTGACAAGAGGTGATGGTTTGTATGGTGTTATATCTCTTTCTCACTTCGACTTACCCACACAATCTTGGAGAGCAGGTTTACCTAGGTTTGTGATTGATAAATTACCTTCGTTAGCTGTTGTTCCTACTTCGATAGTTTGTAATGGGGATATTAATCCCGTAATAAAATGGATGTGCAGAATAATTAAGAGTGTTAAACACGTAAAGGAGAGAATTTATCAAAATTCACAAATTAGTGACGAGTTAGTTAGAGAAGTAGCTTTAGAAGCAGAAGAATATTTAGCCGAGGGTTACTTTTTTCCGAGTAGAGAGGAAGTTGATAATAAAGCTGTTACTGCCATTCAAATCGTTAGCGTTACTTGCTTTTTATTAATAATAAATTCACCATGGTTTAAAGATTTAATATTTAGTGTGTTATATAGTGTTATTACTAAATGTATTACTGATGTTCAAAATGTTTTAAATGGTGATTTTAGTTGTTTAAAGTTCTTTTTACCTTTTTTAATAGGTTGTGGTATATTGATAAAAGTTTTATTGTTTAAAGATGAAGTGTTAGATACAACTACTGCGGAACGTGATTGGAAAGCAGAAGTTTTTAAGTATGATGTTACTAATTTACATAATTCTGTAGTTAGTATATCAAAACAAGTTTTTCATATTGAGGTTGAAGTTGCTAGTTCTAAAATGAAAAATCAATGTTTAATTAGTGGGCATAATATTTTGGTGCCCGCTCACTCTTTAGGTATTTATAAAGGAGATGCAGTTTATGTTACAGTTTATGAAGATATTGATAAAAATAAGCGTATAATAGAACATGAAAGTGTTGAAGTTTTATTGTTAGATGTGGATGAAGATATAGCGATTTTGCGTCTCCCAATAACTTTCCCAACTCCTTTTAAAAAATTAGCAAAGTGGTTGAAGGAGGGAACTGAAAAAGAGTTTGTTAACTATTATTTAGTTAGTGGTGATGGAGCTTGCCCTCTAGGAGAAGTTAATCCTCAACTGTTTGGTAAACATGTAAAGTATAGTTTACAAGAATGGTCTTCCTTTTTAAGAGAGACAGATTTATCTTATAATCTTCACGGTATAGGTCTTTGCGGTAGTGTAGTTTTTAGTCCTGAAGGGGGAATAGTAGGGATGCATATTGCGGGAAATAAAGAACTTAAAACTGGAGTTTCGCGTCTTTGGAGTTCTCGTACAAAAATTATTATCAAGCGGTTTTTCGAAGATGATAAATATATATTAGAACAAAATTTAATAAACAATAAACGTGAAAATTCTAGTTTAATGAGAATTGAACCATTAGGACAAAGTAGTGTTGTTTCTAAAACTGTTTATGGAAAGTCGCCTTTATATGACGTATTTGAAAGAACACGGGAGCCAGCAAATTTAACGAAATTTGGTAAGTGTACTGTTAAAGACGTTGCTAGTAAGTCCTTTCTGCCTACAAAATTTGTAGATGAAGCTGAATTAATTTTTGGTGAGAAAGTTCTGAGTGTTTTGATTGATGATTTTGATCAAATTAGTGAAGCTGAGGTAGTCAATGGTAATGAATATTTAGCCGCTTTAAATAAAGATTCCAGTAATGGAATGGGAAATAATAAAAATAAATTAGATTATATTAATTATGAGAAAGGTTGTTTTACATTAAAATTACAGGAAGATTTAGATAAGTTCTATAGAAGTATAGATTCTGGAGAATATCCAGTTTCTACTATGTTATGGAATGAAACTTTAAAAGATGAGTTACGTGGTATGGAAAAAGAGGGTTTACCTAGATCTTTTCGAGTAGCAACAATCCAAAACCAGGTGTTAAGTAAAAAGTTTTTTGGTAGTATGGTGAGTAATATTATTAAGTCTAAGCACTTTAACGGAATTATGATTGGTACGAATCCGTTTCAAGATTGGGACCTAATATACTCAAAACTACTTACTTGTATAGGTGTCTTTGCAGCTGATGTTAAAAAGTGGGATGGTGGTATGTTACCACAAGTTCAACGTAGAGTGATTAATGTAATATTAAGTAAGTACGTTGGGCCAAATAAGCCAGCGGCCCAATTTTTATTAGAAAGTTTAATTCACACATTACTAGTAGTGCAAGATGATAGCTGTATAACCACTCATTCTTTTCCGAGTGGTCATTTTTTAACGGCTATAGTTAATTCGCTAGTGAATAAATATTATACTGCTATGTGGTATTATAGAAATATGAAGCTTAATAATATTGAACCTACAGTTTCCAGTTTTTTTGAAGATGTAGTGGATTTCGTGTATGGAGATGATAAGTTAAATGGAATTAGAAACCATAGTAATTTTTTAAATGCCATAAGTATGCGTAATTATTTTGTTGATTTGGGTTTAGACTTAACCACTAGTAATAAACAAGAAATAATTAAACCTTTTGATGATTTAAAAGATATTGAGTTTTTAAAAAGAAAATTTGTTTTTCATAGAGAATTAGGAAGAATTATGTGTCCTTTGGATTTACGAACCCTATATTCAGGTTTATCTTATGTAGATTATAGTAAAGATGTTGAACAAGTTATGATAGATAAAATTCATAATTTTCAGAGAGAAATTTATTTACATTCAAATTATGATGAGTTATTGTTTGATTTTGAAACTAG